GATGAATGTATGAATCGTCTTTCAAAATTAAATATATCTAAAAATTCTAAATTTGAATATTTCATTTCTATTCAAAATCAATTAGAATTATTAAATAGAAAATTAATAGGTAATATTGATTGTTTTGATATTGATAATAATATTATTTATGAATTTAAATGTGTTGAAAAAATTGAAAAAGAACATTTTCTTCAATTAGCTATTTATATGTATGTATATGAAATTCAAAAATTTTATTTAAATATCAATTCAAATAAATTTATTATGAAATATGTATTATATAATATTTTATCGAATGAATATTATGAAATTAAATGTAATTTAAATGATTTAAAATCAATGATTCAATATTTAATATTATATAAATTTAGCAGTAAAACTATTATTTCTAATATGGAATTTATAAAAAATAATTTAAAATTAAAAAAAAAAATTATCGATTATATTTAATAAATATTTTAATATAGATAATAGAATATATAAAATTTAACTATACAGATATTTAGAAAGACGATTAACAAAATTAGAAAAAATTTAAATGATAAAAATATTTTTTAAAACATGATTAAAATTATTTAATACTATTACATTATTATCAAAAAAAAATATTGATATATTATAAAATGTCTTTTTTTTCTTATTTTAGACGACAAGAACCAGTTGATGCTGATAAAAAACCAGTTAAATTTTATACTGTAAGAGATATTAAACAAAATAAATTATTTGATTATGAAAAATTTGAAACTAGAGATCCTAACTATCCTCATATCTTTGAAAATACTAAATCTTATCTATCATCAGATGATAATTTTGATTATCCAGAAAATTTTATACATAGGGATAGTCGATTTAAAATTGGAGAAAAAGGTGATTTAATACCTCTAAAAATTTATAGATATAATACAAATAGAGGCGTTCAAGATACAGATGGTATTGTAACTAAATATATATTACAACCTGACGGTACGTATAAAAAAGAAATTGCTAATACAAATATTTTACCGGAATTAATAACGACACCAATCACATCTAGTAGTAGTACAGTTATTTTTGACCCTAATACTAAAAAATTTATACAAGAACCACCAAAACAATTTGTACCACCACCAGACACTTCTTCAGACTATGGAGAAGTATGGGATTTAATTAGTGATGCACATCTTTAAAATTTGGTGATAAAAATATTATCTTTTATATGTAATTTATAAATAAAATATCTAATAAAAAATGAATAGACGTTTAATTGATATATATGATGACTCATTTTATATACAAGAATATATATATATAATGAATCTAAATCGTCTGACATTTAAAATGTCAATTTTTTAATGCATTTTATACAATAAAATGCCCCATAAATCAACTGATTTCAAGCATGTCGCTGTTCATCATTATCTTTACCCCTCTCATAATTTACTAGAAACTTGCCAAATATTTCATTGTCATATTAGGACTCTTAGTCGTTGGGTTCAACATTTTCTTTTCTATGGTTCTTTTGAAAGACAACATCGCCCTTCTTGTTCCTATAAAATCCGTCGGGTTTATGTCGATGAAGCCCTCCTATATCTCTCTTCTCATCAGACCGTCTCTATCCCTGAAATCCATGCTTATCTCAAGAATAAATTTGATGATTTCTCTATTACCGATGATTACCTACGACGTGTCATCCGAGATAACAACCTCACTCGTAAACGCACACGACGCGGACATTATCCTAAGGTAAGACATAAAAATCCTACCAATAGAAAAGCCGATCTAAAGACATTTTATTCTGTTGTCTATTCATTTCCAATGGACAAGATCATTTCGATAGACTAGACATCACTGACCCATTCATGTTTCGTCCGTACAGCCGTTGTTTTTTGGATGAGAAGTGTATTGAGATCCACGACCCAAGATTTACACGAAGATCCATTGACATTTTAAATGTCGGACGGTGTAAATGTTATTTATTTAATACATATATAAATGGATAATGGTAAGTATAATAATTTATATAATTTTAATTTAGATACAAAAAATTTGTCAGTTTCACTTATCAATAATTAATAAAAGGACTATTATCAATTATAATATCATTGTAATAGTGAATATTTTTACTACTCTACGGAAAAAAAGTACAAAGTTTTGATAAAATTTTAATGCATTATTAATAAAAATATTTTTTTTAATAAATAAATAAAAATATGGAACATACTCCTAGGACATTAATGGATTTAATGACAGAATATGATACAGGTGGTTATGATCCATCTAGGCGTGTTGGTTTAGATGCGGAATCATTTCTAGGACCTTTGAGGAGAAGATATTTTAATACGAAAATGTCATATACATCATCTAATGATGAAGGTTTTATTCATATTGATCAGGGTAGTACGTTTTTTAAAGATATCGATAATCGACCATTAACTCCGAATACAATAAAATTATATAAACATGTCCCAGAATATTATGATGGATCCAGACTCAGAACACCCATAGGAACGTACACTAGCAAACCGCCTCGCATAGATGAAGATTGGGTTAAATATGAAAAACAACCAAATAATGGACTGTATGAAAGATCATCAAGATTAGCAACAACAGATATAGACGCAGAAGGTGTTCCTATAAAAACCACCACTATTGACCCAAATTTGTACTATTATAATAGTGGTGATAAAAAATTTCATATTGTATTACCTGAAGATGATCCAGATCCATCTCAAGAATTACCATTACCTCATCCAGTAACTACAGAACCATCTCAATATTTACCAGAACATTCTTCTACAGTAGAACCAGTTAGTACAGAAGCCTCTATTGATGTTAGGGATATACTTAAAGGTCTTGATGTATAAATAAATTATAATTTTTCAATGAAAAAATGAAAAAATTTATATGCTATAAAAATTAATTAATGATAATGTAGATTTATTTACATATTATTGGTAGAATACAAATTTTTACATAAAAATCTAATAAAAAAATTTAAAATATGATTATAAACTATTTTATTGGAATACATTTAATTCAATTTTATCTGATAGTACATATAAATATAAAAATGAACATTATTATTTTGAGATAAAAACTAGTAGTATTAAATATGATATTATAAGACTATATATAATAGTATATATAGTTATCTTAATACAATTTTGTCCAATTATAGTAATTGATTATACTGACTGTAGATATAGGTGTATTAAAATTAGGTAGTGATCATTATAATTATGTTAATTTATGTCATATGTATGAAAATGATTGGGATAAATTCATTAAAACAATATGATGATAGTTATAAACATTAATTTAATCAAGATAATAATCAGTTTTACTACAACACTATATTCAGATGAATTATCAGTTCAGTCTATTAAAACTACTGGTGATGTTACAATTAAAGTTTTTTTGTTATATAGAAAATTACAGATACAAGATTATAAAATTTTATAAACATTATATATAGATAATAATGAGTGAAAGTCTTGATAGAGTTTATAATTGGTTATTGAAAAATGTATCTCACACTACACCAGTCGATTATTTAAAAGATTATGTTAAAAGTAAATTGCCTGAACAAATAAAAGGTGGTAGTCATTATGAAGATATTTTAAATGCATTATTAAAAAAAGAAAGAGACAAAAAAGGTGTCAATGTATTGACTAAAGATGATTTTTTAAAAAAATTTAACCAATATAAATCACAATATAATGCACAAGAAAAAAGATTAAGACAAAACTATAGAAAACAATTTCAAGATTTAAGTGAAACAAATCCAGAGGAGACAAGGGAAAAAGGTTTTACTATAATTCCAGAATATAATGACGATTTAAATGATATTAAAAATGGTATATTAACAAACATAAGTCAAGAAACAACTCCAAATTCAGTTACAAATATACAAAGTTTAAGTACTAGGACTAATACAGCCACATTACCATTTGACTTACATGATCAATACATAAAATACTTGTATGATGAGGAATTTAAAGACGTTTTTTTAAGATGATAAATTTTATAAAAAATAAAAAGTTTGTAATAAATAAATGAATATATCACAAGTAAAAAGAAGAAAAGCTGTTGATTTATAACAAATTAATATATCAACAAAAGATGAATTACAACAACTTATACACCAATTAGAAAGTAAAGATGGTACAAAAGATGGTGAAGATATAGAAACAGATGATGATAGAAAAGATAGAATAATAGAAAATAGTATAGATGATACAAAAGATGATGATGAAAATAGTATAGATAGTAGAAAAGATGATGATGAAAAAGAATTTTATGATATAGATGGTAAAAAAGATGATGATGATGATAGAGAAAATTATAAATTAGTGTCTGATGATATAGATAATGATGAAAATATGGAATAATTTATTGGAAATACTGATCAATTTGAATCTAGAGATTTTAGATATCGACCTAGAGATGTTAGCTATGGATTTTTTTCAGATTTAAAAATATAATTTACATTTTAATCCAAACTTGAAAAAAGAATGATTGACAAGGACCCCATCCTCCAGGTTCTTGATAATCAACAATAAAATTTTTTTTAGATAAGATAGAATCAATATAATTTTTTTCATTGATATTCCAATAATCATTTTCCATAATAATTAAATTAATATTATCTAAAATTTCAGGCATATCTTGTAAAATATAATAAAAAGCACCTTCACAATCTAAAACCAACGTATCAAATATTATATTATATTTGTTATATAATTGTATCCAATTTATAATATTTACCCATTTATAATTTGGACGTAATACATCACTGGGAATAGTATTCCAATGATTTTGTATTAATTTTTTTTTAGAAAGAGCTGAATTTTCAATAAAAAAATTATAATTATTAATATTTCTATTTTCAGTTAATTGTTTATATATATTATAATCAGATTCCAAGACAACTAAATTTTTTTGATTATTTAATAAAGAAGCAATAATTAAAGAATTTCTACCTATATTTCCACCTATTTCTAATACTTTTTCATTTCCTTTTAAATATCTTACGACCATTTTTTGTTCCGGTAATTCATCATTAAATGATCCATGTTTTAATTTAAGACAAGAATGTAATCTATTTATTGTATCATTAATATGAGATTCATCTATAATTGTAAAGGTATCATTATCAGTATCAATAACTATTGTTTTATTTTCATCAAATTCATGTATAATATTATCATTTAATTGTAAATAAATATATTTTAAGATACCAAATAAAGGATCTGAAAAATAAGACGCTCTAATATTATCATTATGAGGTATAGTAATTCTATTATTTATTTTTAATTTATCATGACAGATATTTGTAATATCAATATTATTATTTTGAATTCCATAAAAAATTTTCATTATTTATATTTTTTAATTTATATTTTTATATATAAAAATTAAAAATTGATTTAATTTTTATTAATGTTTTAATAATTAAAAAAAATATGCAACATATATATTATTTAGTAGATGAAAGTGGTAGTATGATGCCTCGTAGAAATAATGTAATTAATGGATTAAATGAGTTTTTAAAATCACAAGAAAATAAATTAAATACCATTTTATCAATTTATACTTTTTCACATGAAATTAATTGTTGTTATGAAAAGAAAAAATATAATGAAATTGGTTTATTTAATGAAAATAAATATTTACCTGTTGGATCTACTGCTTTATATGATTCAATAGGATATATTTTAAATAAAATAAAGAATGAAAATGATATATCATCATTTATATTAATTATTTTAACAGACGGTGAAGAAAATTCTTCTTTTACTTATCATTCAAATGATTTATTAAATTTAATTCAAGAAATAAAAACAAATAAACAATTAGATATTGTTTATGTAGGAAGTAATCAAGAAAGTATATTTAATCAAACAATTGCAGATCATAATTCTATTTTAGATTATGATGATAATTTATTAGATGAAGCGATGAGATCTACTACAACGGCTGTAAATAGATTTCAAAATAAATTAACTCCTAAAATTGAATTTACTAAATTAGAAAGAGATGTTTCTAAAACTGTTTCTTAAATTTATTCTTTATTACAATATTTTTCACAAACATTTGCTTTTTTATTACATATAGCACTAATAATGACATATTTATCAGAATCAACTTTTATTTTAGGTCCTTTTTTTGTTTTATTAAAAGGATCATGATTTTTATTTTTTTTCCATTCATTACATTTAGATTTTTTATCATCATTTATTATATCATGTTTTAATATTTTAGAATTATCCGGTGTTTTAGGTATTGATTTAGATTTAATAGGTGAATCATCTTGTATTTTGGTAGATGA